CACCTTCAAAAGCGATGCCGATCAGCACCATGCCGAGCTGCTTGTGGTGATCCCCTGCCAGTGGCGGGAAACAATCGCGATCCGTGGGCCCGTGCCACTGACAAGCGAAACGATCAGCCTGACGGTACCAACCGCCTGATCGCCGTCAATTCCTAACCTCCCGAGGGGGATCGCGTATGTCTGGAGCCCAGACGGTCAATTTTCAAAGCATCCCGCCGAATCTCCGTGTGCCGCTGTTCTGGGTCGAGACCTCGAACGCCCAGGCCGGTGCGAACACGCAACAGCAGCGGGTGTTGGTGATAGGCGGGACGCTGAATGCGATGCCGCTGACGCCCGTGTGGGCGCCGCCGCCCGCTGGCACCGGGGCCGCCGGGGCCGCGCAGGCCGTCGCGGCGCAGGCCGGCGCGGGCAGTATGCTCGCAAGCATGGTGGGAAATTTCCGCCTGAATGATTCTTTTGACGAGCTCTGGTATCTGCCGGTGCCCGATCCCTCCGGCGGCACGGCCGCGACGGCGACCATTGGCGTCGCCAGCCTCAGCTCGGTCAGTGACCACGTCCCGGCGGCCGGTGTCCTGTCGATCTATATCGCGGGCATTCTCGTCGCCGTTCCCGTCGCCGCCAATCAAACGGTGCAAAGCCTGCCAACGGCGATCGTCGCGGCGATCAACGCGATGACGACGCTGCCGGTGACCGCGTCCTATACCGCGCCTGGCACATACGCGCCGAGCGTCGTGCTGAACATCACGCTGACCTCGAAACACAAGGGGGTATCGCAGAACGGGCTGAGCCTGCTGCTGAATTACCAGGGAGCCCCCTCGGGCGAGATCACCCCGTCGAACATGGTGGTCGCCCTGTCCGCCTTCTCCGGCGGCGCTGGCACCCCTGTTCTGACAAGCGTCGCCGCCGCCCTGGGCGCGATGCCCTTCGATTTTATCATCTCCGGCTTCGCGGACTCGACATCGCTCGCGGCCCTGACCGCCCTGACCAACGATTCGGCGGGACGGTGGAGCTGGGTTGAGCAGTTGTTCGGCGGGACGTTCGCCGCGGACGTCGATACGGCAGCCAATCTGCTGACTTTAGGCGCCTCGCTCAACGATCAGCATCAGTGCATGATCGGGGCCACCGGCACCCCAACGCCATCCTGGCAGGTCGCGGCCGCCGTGATGGGTGCGTGCGTACCACGAATCATCGCCCAGCCCAACATTCCCCTGGATCATCTGACCGTTTTGGGCGTGCTGGCGCCGCCCACCAGCGCGGGCGTGAATTACAGCGCCTCCACGTTGCAAACGTTGCTGACGTCTGGCATCGCGCCGCTGGTCTGGGACCGTGCGGGCACCTGCCGCGTCGTCCGGCTGATCACGACATATCAGACCAACAGTTTCGGCGTGCCGGATCAGAGTTATCTGGATGTCGGTATTCTCTATGCGGTGATGTCGGTGCTTCGGACGCTTAAGGCCAATGCCACGCAGCGGCTGTCGCAAAAGCTGATCGTCGATGATGGCACGCCGATCGGGGCCGGGCAGCCCGCGATTTCGCCGAGCGTCGAAAGGATGAACATCTATCACGACTATCTGCGGTTGCAGAGTCAGTTGCTGGTGGAAGATCCAACGGACTTCCTCGCGGGCCTGGTGGTGACCCGCAACGCCAACGATCCCGGGCGGCTGGATGTGCTGTTCGACCCCCATATTGTTTCGGGCCTGCATATTTATGCGGTGCTCAACCAGTTCGTGCTGCGGGCGGCTCAACCGTCCGCCGGCGCGGTCGCATAAGGAGGCTGAGGCATGGCGGCGGTCACCCCGAGCGGCGTTGGAACGATGTCGATTTATGTCGCCGGTCAGCTCATGGAGCTGGCGGGCAAGGTCGATCTGGAGCATGGCGGCATCCAGCGCGAGCCCGCGCTTGGTCCGGGCGGTGTCATCACCGGCCGCTGGATTGAAAAATACATGGCCCCGAAGCTGTCGATCGAAATTTTTGACGGCAGCCAGGTGAATGTATCCGCGATGAAGGATGTCACGGCCCAGCCCATCCAGATCGCGATGCGAAATGGCAAAACCTATCTCCTGACCAATGGGATTTGCACCGGGGAGGTCAAGGGCGACCTCGCGGGCGGCAAATTCACCCTGGAATATTTCGGGGACACGCTGCAAGAGGTGACCGCGTGAAAGACCCTGTAACAATCCAGTTGGCCGATCCGATTTCCGTCATGGGTGAATCACGAAATTCGCTTGTTCTGAAGCCGCTGACCGGCGGCATGCTGGCGCGCGCCGGGTCCTATATGCGGATCGTGCATCAGGAAGGCGCCGAGGGCGTCGAAATCCTCCCGGCCGGTATTCTTAAGCTGATCGCCGCCAGTGCCAATATTCCTTTGCGGTCCGCCGAAATGCTGTCCGCGCCCGATTACCATCAGGCGCAGGCGGCGATCATCGATTTTTTGGGGATGAACGAGACGGAGACGGCGAAGACGGTTCCGGAGAACTGACGTCAGCCGAAATAGGCCTTTTTGATGCCGACGCGCTGCTGAACCGGTATTTTGAAACCGCGCGCTGGTGGGGCGATATCGGCTATATCCTCGGCCTGACGCCGTCCGAATTGACGGTGTTCCATCAGCAGGCCGAGCGAATTTACAATCTGGAAAAGCCCAAAACCTGAGGTGATTTATGTCCGGATCCGCCGCCGCCGTGTTCGACGCCAAAATCAAGGGTGTTGATGAGGCGTCGGGTGCCGTCCAGAAAATCACCAGCGGCGTCAAGCGGCTGATCGAATCGACGCGCGGCCTGACCCAGGCGACCAAGGGCCTGACCGCGGCGAACGCGGCGGGCACCGCGGCACACACACGGTTCATCGCATCTTTGTCCACCCACGTCCGGCTGTTGCATGGGCACCTCGGGTCTGTGAACGCGGGCATCGCCGGGATCCGGAATTCGGTCGCCTCGCTGTTGCCGATGATTGGCGCCCTGGGCGCTGGCGCCTCGCTCGCGGGGTTGTTCGCCCTGACCAAGGCGGCGGCGGAAAGCAGTCACGAAATGGGGGCGCTGTCGAAACGGCTTGGTATTGGCGCGGGTGATATCGGCGCACTGAAATATGCGTCCAAGATGTCCGGCGTGGACGGCGATTCGATGGTTGGCGGCCTTGAAAAGCTGAATAAGACCTTGGGCACGGCCGCCGTTGGCAAAAACAAGGTCGCGGTCGCACTGTTTAAGCATCTGGGCATCAATTTGCGGGATGCCGGCGGTCATATCCGCACCACGGCGCAGTTGATGCCGCAGCTCGCGGATGCTTTCCAAAAGACGCAAGATCCCGCGATGCGGGCGTTCATGGCGACGACCTTGTTCGGCAAATCGGGTCAGGAATTGCTTCCGGTGCTCATGCNGGGCGGCAAAGCCCTCGCGGAGTTCGCCGAAGAAGGCAAGAAACTGATTTACGNGGCCACGNCCGAACAAAAAAGGGCGCTGGTGGAGTTTCAGGACAATTGGATCGGCTTGGAAACCGCGATCAGCGGGTTCAAAAAAGAAGTAGGTGCGAGTCTCGCGCCAATCTTCGCGCCGATCGTTAAAGCGATGAAGGAATGGGTCGCGGCGAACCGGCATTGGATCGCGACCAAAATCCACGACAAGGTCAAGGCCCTGTCGGACGCACTGAAACTTGTCGATTGGGACAAAGTCATCACGGGAACCACGCGCTGGATTGAAGAAACCATCACGCTGATCGACAAGCTCGGCGGCGTTCCAACGGTGCTCGCGGCGATCGGGCTGGCCATGGGCTCGCCGCTGATCTCCGCCGTCGCGGGTGCGATCGCGATCTTCCGGTCGTTGGCCGCGACACTCTGGGTGGTCGCCGCCGCCGCCTGGGCCAACCCGATCATTCTCGCGATTGCTGGTCTGATCGCCGCCGCGGTGCTGCTTTGGTATAACTGGAATTGGGTTAAGGAGAAGCTGGCCGCGATTTTCAGGTGGTTTGAGGGTCAGGACGAATGGGTCAAAATCCTGGTGCGGGCGATCAATCCCCTGATCGGTTTGCCGCTGGCGATCATGGAGGCCTGGAGGCCGCTGGTGGATTTCTTCAGCAATATCTTCGATAAAATTGGAAGTGCTTTTGAAAAATTCTCGTCTTATATGAAATCATCCGCGGGTGATTGGACGCGGTTCGGTCAATCTTATTCGGCGACGGCGATCCCCCAGGGCGGTCCCCGGATCATTGCGCCTTCACTGCCCCGGTCGCAGGCCCCGTCACAGATGCCGACGTTTGATGCGCCCGAAGGCGCGCCGTCCGGCGGCGGTGGTTCGCTGATTCGCCGTCAAAGCGCCGTCGAACCTTCGCCGGTCAACGGCAACGTCGGCGTCCGGATCGCCTTCGACAATTTGCCGCCGGGCGCGCGTTACACCACCACATCCTCCGGCCGCGCGTCGATTGACGAAATGTCGGTCGGCTATATGTCCCCGATGCCCGCCTGATGTCCGGCAGCACGCTTTCCCTGCTGTCCGACGCGCTGTCCGCGATCACCGGCTGGCGCGTCCAGTTGCAGCCCGGATCGTTCCGGGCGGTCCCGTTTTACATGAACACCGCCGAGCTGACCGGCGGCCGCCGTCTGGTCACGCACGAATATCCACAGCGCGACATTCCGGCGGTCGAGGATCTCGGTCAGAAAGCCAACGTCTTCCGCTTGCAGCTTTTCGTTGTTGGCAACGATTACATGATCTTCCGCGACGCGCTGATCGCGGCCTGCCAGAATTTTAATGATGCCGCGACGTTGATCCATCCCACGATGGGGTCGATCCTCTGCCGCGCCGGGGCGCTGCGTTGCACCGAAAATCCGCGTGAGCTGGGCGGTTACGCCCTGTTCGAAATTGACTTCCATAAGGAAGGCGTCCAGCCCGGCCTGATCACCGGCACCGATACCGCCAGCCAACTGCTCGGCGCGATCAATTCAATGCTCGCGGTTGGGCTGACGGCCTATGTCCTGGTCAGCGCGGTCAAACAAAATCCGGCATTGCTTCTGGGCTTCGCCGGAAGTCTTCTGGGTGGCGCGGCGTCAACCATCTTTGGCCTGTCCACCACGGCGCTGGCGGGAATCGCGGGTGTGGCCGGGTCGATCACGGCGGCGGTGCTGAACGACACGGCGACCG